ATGAAGAAGGCCATTGCCGTTGCTATCATCTCAACCTTTATGGTCGTCCTGTCGCTGTATGCTGTTAACGCCATTATCGCTGAGCAGCAAAAGAACCGGCAGAGGGAGATCTCCCACACGCTCTTAAGCTATTCTGAAGAGTTAACGCAAAATATCGCCAGTACGCTTAAAAATACCTCCGCGCAGGGATGCGATAGCGCCAGTCTGAACGTCTACCGAAAATTAAAGATGCGAAGTCTCTATTTCGCCGATGTGGGGTTTATTGAAAAGGGGAAAATCACCTGCACCGCGTTTTGGGGCAAGCTGGCAAATCCCATCGCCCTTCCCTCTGAGCTGCATAATACCCAGAACGGATTCAGCCTGGCGCAGTTTTCGCAGAAAGATTTCTTTGTCGGCAATGCGACAATCTATAACCACCTTATTATCTTCACCTCCCGTTCAGCCTACGATAAATTTGCCCCCGTTACCGCCAACTATTCGCTTCGTTCTTCCACTAAAGATTTCGGCCGCACCTTTTTCACAGTTACGCCGCCATCAGAAAAGTTCAGCCGCTTACAGTCTCTGTTATTTACGCTGGCTGTGACAGAGTGCAGTACACGCTGGGATTTGTGCGTTACCGTCACACACCATGATGCCGGACTGGCTTCGCTCTCCCACGTAGTGATGGTGCTTCTGTGCCTGTTTTTATACTTTATCTGGATATCCCTGACGCTGTTTTCTCTTCGACTTTATGAAGACCGACGTTCTCTGGAACGAACGCTGGTCAAAGCGGTAAAAGCGAATACCATCAGCGTTCATTTTCAGCCTGTTATTCGGGTTGCTGATAAGAAAATCGTCGGGGTTGAAGTGTTATCAAGATGGCAGGATAACAATCACAAAGAGGTTTCTCCTGAGCTGTTTATCCCGTTAATTAAAAAAATTGGCCTGTATAACGTTTATTATCAGAACATGATAAAGAAATCCCTGGCGGAAATTGCCGCGCTGGCCGCTGAACATCAGTTAATGATTTCACTGAACGTTGGCCGGACGGAAATTGAAGACGGCAAATTCCTGGCGGTATTACGTCATGAATGCTCAGAGAACGCGATTCCCTTATCGTTAATCAAAGTTGAGTTATCCGAGAATGGCGTTTCCACCGCGGCCATCCTTGAAGAGTTTTGTGAGGAGCTTAAATCGGCAGGCGTCAAAATTTCAATAGACGATTTTGGTGTGCAAAACTCTAATCTTGCCAGGCTCTCAAATCTCAAATATGACGAAATCAAGGTGGATAAGTCGTTAGTGGACGGCATCAGCGAGCACTATAAACAGGATATCCTGGTGATCTTTAGCGACGCGCTCGCTAAACTGCACAAAACCCTGGTTTTTGAAGGGGTTGAAAGCGAAACGCAATATCAGTTCATCGCGCAGAGATACCCCGATGCCCTCGTACAAGGCTGGTACTTTTCGAAGTCGCTAACCCGGCACGACCTCGCCAGGCTGCTGGCAGACTCAGCGCGATGACGCGTTATTCATTGCCCCACTGATTCAGGAAGTTCGCAATATCGTCAATGCGCGCTTCGTCTATCTCCGCCTGGACAGCCATCTCCCGCTGCGCCTCTTCACTGATTTCCTCATTGTTGTATAAGCGAGTGAGCAGCAGCTGGAAATAGTGTGCCAGCGGCGTACGCTCTGCCTCTTCTACCGGTTTCGCCGTTTCAGTCGCATACTCGTCGACGATGTCATAATACTTGAGCGGGATATCATGGGTCATAGCGTTGTTTCCGTCTTGTGTGCATAAAAAACGGGAACCCTCAGGCTCCCGTTGTCATTTAACCCAGCGAGTGGATTACATGTTCGCGATAATCGCGTCGCCAAACTCTGAGCATTTCAGCAGCTTAGCGCCTTCCATCAGACGTTCAAAGTCATAGGTGACGGTTTTCGCGTTAATCGCGCCTTCCATACCCTTAACGATCAGGTCTGCGGCTTCGAACCATTCCATATGACGCAGCATTATATGATTCAAAATGTGTTAATGCCATGATAAATAAACAAAATACCGACAATCCATTGCCGAAAACTAGCATTAAGACGCCTTAAATTTATCCCTGCTCAACAAATAGTTAGCGGTAGTTTTGGGGAAAGATTTTTGTCTTTATCAAACAGGCAAATCATCATCCACCGCTCGGTTAATGAAAAACGTCACTCGCCCCAGTACTTCTACATCTGCCAGAGAATCCCCTTCAATCGCTTCGCCATCGTCGGTGATAAGAGCCTGCCCCATTAATTTTGCAAACTGCGTATGCCCGTCGCACAGTATCAGTAGCACGTCGCCTGAGGATTTTCTTGTGACAGGTTCGATAACTGCAAAACCAATATCAGTTTCAAGCACCCTACTGTCTGCACTTATATTGCACAAAACCACAGGTGAAAGCTGACGCTGAACATAGTCTAATGCAGGTGATGGGAATCCCATATCACAGACCTCCGTTCGGGTTAAAAAGCTGGAAAGTCCGGTCCTCTCCTTCGTGATCAGTGACATCTTTAAAGGTCGTAACGTAGCACTCGATCCATGTGTTAGCCTCCTTCAGTGACCAGTTCCAGTGAAACTTCTCCAGTTCACAAACAAAGTTCTGAGTTGTGACGGTCCTCCGGCCACTTGGTTCAATCTGCATAGCAGCGCGAAAAGCCCTTTCGATATCGTGTAATCGCGGCATAAGCCCCCCTGCAACACTGTTCATGCATACAGTATTGCAGGAGCAATTTTCGTATTCAAGCTGATCAAGGGCTTCATGTTTGAAGTTGCTGATTTCGGTGGCATTAATTTCAAAAATATGGAAATGGGAGTTTAGCCCGCAGGTTAGCGGGCTAATGCGAGCGAAGCTAATGCGTAAGATAGGATCAACTAAATGCAACAGGCACATCAGGCCACTTGATATCCGGAGCATCATTGATGTCAATGCGGTTGATTAAAACACGATACTTCTTCCATCTTTGCAACAAATCAATTTCTGCTTCAGTCGCTTCACCGATATCAACAGCGTCCTGAAGCGGCGCGATAGCAGTAGAAGCGGTCGACATTAACTGTTGCTTAGTGATTTCTGCGTTGGCAATAAATTCATCCTTTGTGTATTTTCGTGGAATTATTTTACCATCAGCATACATCCATTCCTGTGTTTCATTTACTTCTGCTGGTACATCATTCTTTTTTATCTCAGCAACAGCGCAGTTAACAGGATTTAGAAGTGTGGCATCATCTGCAAGCATGATAATCACACCTTTTTTATCAAACGCAACCTTGAGAGTTTCATTTTTAAAACAGTATTGTGCCTCATGCCATAACTCTCCATTAGAATCACGTAGAAAAAAAATATCCATCCCAGTATTTTCTTTTATGATTCTTGCATCATTTAATAAGTCTTCATCTATAGGTTCATATGGTTCAAAAATTCCTGTCACTTTCATTATACTACTCCTGCGTTATACCATGTCCCGTTAAGATTATATTGAGAGTATCTGTATTTCACTGCTGTATAGTTTGTTTTTTGCTGTACGCTGACAACGACTGCACCATTCGGTGCCTCAGCAAAAAGGTTATCGTTATTGCCATTAGTTGCTGTTGCTACCGCCCCCAATCGCCAGCCTTGCAAAAAACGAGCATTAGCTGCGGATTGCGTAAAGTAACGGGCATCAAAGTTGGTGTAATTAGTTGGTATTATCTGACCACTAAATGAAAGTGTAGTGCCATTCCAATAACCCACAACTTTTGCATTAGCCCAAAGGTCTACCTGCCCATCCTTTGAACTGCGAAGCCCTGAGTCATTATCACCCACATTTAATACAGCAGAACCTACAGAGCCTATTTGAATAGTGTTCTTTACTGTTAAGTTACCGTTTAACGTACCGCCCGTTAATGGTAAAGCCCCAACGTCACTCGCTGTTGGTTTATTTGCTGCGTCATACTGTTTAGTCCAAGCTGACCACGTTCCCCCGTACATCGTGCGGATGTATGAGCGAGAATTGTTATAAACCCGATAAATCTGCGTAAACCCGGCGTGCTTATATACCTCAAGTGAACCGGCCACAGTTTCGGGGTAGTTTCTCCCAGTTTGAGCCTGTGCGTTTGCTGGTTGATAGTAAAGCCCAGGGGCAGTGTACTCGTTAAGATCAGCATTACCCCCAATGCCAGTTGAAAGCTTAAAAATATCACCAGGAAGCACATCAACATCAGACGATAATGCGTGACCATTGACCTTTCGCCCGCTAGGTACTGCACCTACGTCCGCAGCACTGGGTTTATTCTTGTCAGTATAAAAATATTGGTAGTTCTTTGTGGTCCCACTGTCCCAGCGAATTGCAATTTTATCAGCGTAGCTGGACGGTATAATCAGATGTCTATCGTCCCTGCTTCCACCACCGTCTTGCAGAAGAGTTAATGTGTGGGCATATGGACCTCCAGCAACAGCGTGTGTCCAGAATCCGGAAGGCAATCCGATTGGGATATTGTCATAACTATTTGACCCGGCAACAGGTGTGCGTGGGGCTGTACCACCCACTCCCATCCATCCTACCGTTGGCACGCGCCCTGATGTCTGATCTGTGGTTGAAGTTACGAGATTTGCAAATGCGGCAGTTCCCAACCCGGCGTAGATCGCCCCTGGGTTCGCCACGTTGAAAAACGTCCTGGTGTTATCCATCAGACATACAAGTGCAACATCTTTTAGAATGTCGTTCGCCACCAGCTCGGCTTTGTTACCTTTGTAGAGCTTGAAGGTACCAAGTACGCGACCGCCCATCGTCAGCTGTAGCGTGGCTGCACCGGTATTATTCTGTGAGGGATATACTACGATTGGCGTTTTCAATACCCAATCAGCCGAACCGTTGAGGAAAAAGGTGGTTGGCAGTTCAAGAGTGAGCGCATTCGCGGTACCGCCAGCAGTCCCTGATGTGTAAAACCCGCTCTGGATATGAGCGATCTGTGGAAAGGCGTTTTCCGAACCACGTGTCGCGAAGTTTGCAACAACATCTTTCAACGCCCAGCCCTTTGCAGTTGTCCCTTCCTGCCCACGGATAACCGTCAGCGTATCACCACTTACCGCCGTCAGGTGACAGACCTCAAATGCTGTTTCACCTGAGTCGGTAAGCGTGATTTTTGCGTAGTTTTTTAATGTGGTGGATTTGTTGCTGAAATCAGATGTCAGGAGTGAAGCAAATAACGGACCATCACCCGGAATAACAGAAAAAGTTGTCTGGCTGGCCGTGATGTCGGAAGCCAGAGAAGAGACAACGTTGTTACCGAAACCCAGTATCATTTTTTCACCATTAGGATTGATAGGGATTAATTAGAAAAACCGACTGTGAAGCTGTACATGAAGGGCAGTTTGACAATTCGCTGCTCTATGGCATCTTTTAGAAATTGCCCCACAGAGTCATTCGAGTTCGGGAGTAAAATCGCGAATACGCCATTTTTCGGTACGACAGAAATATCAAAGGTGTCTGTTACGGGCGGATCGATACCATTTGGCCCCCTTAAAAAACGCGCGATGCGTCGTTTAAGCCAGTCGATGTTGAACTGAACACCATCACCCTTATAGAAATTCCAGGTCAGTATGCGTTTGAAATAATCGTCGACAACATACGTTGTTGCGCCGGGGATATAGTTTTTCAATCCAGCATACGGGATTGTGTTGTAGTCGATGGTGTTATAGGCTCCCTTCGCAATTGCATCCTGCGATACCTGAAGCAACGGTCTGGTTTCCCCGTAAATACCTTCAACTACCCAATCAAGCAATTTTCCCGACAACGCCGGAGAAGGCCAGTATGGGATACTGAGGGAACTAATTTCATTCAGGTACTCCTGAGCCATTTCGTTATAGGCATCAAAGAACGCAACCACATTTGGATCATCGCGGTACTGAACGAAGGGGTAGGATGGGATTATTTTATTAACTGGTGCTTCCATATTTTTCCACCTGAATCTGCCCTGTCGTCGTGGAGAAGTAGCCGTAGGTATCGCCATATACGAGGTTTGATTTATCCTCAGGCGGCACTATTGTCCCGTTAATACCGATCTGAATATCAATCATGGAAACCAGGGATGGAGGCACAAGCCCCTGCACAGCCTCTAGAAAGATTTCCTGAATCTGTAGCAGGTTGATTGGCTGGCCTGTGGCGATTCCATTGATATAGTCGGCTACCGGCTGCTGCACAGCCATCGAAATTCCGGCCGGATCGATATAATTCGTTGATGCTGTATTCCAGGTAATGAAGACGGTAGCAGTTTGCGACGTTGGCACGACAAAAGGAACCTGATATGAATCAGGGTATACGTCGATCTGAATGGTTTTTTTCTCGACTTCTGCTCCGCCTGAGGGATTGCTAACATCATTCGTCAGAACAGAGATATCCGGTACCGCTTTATAAATGGCATAGGCCACTTCATAAGGATCACCACCACCGACAATTGCCACCCATTTACCCAAAGAGGCTTGACGGAAAGATAGCAGGCTTGCCTGTACGCCCTCCACCTCTTCCAGCACCGTTCTGAAGTAATCGGGAGTTCCTTGAACAGCCTTCATGCCTGATTGCATGACCTGTCCGCGATATGATTCCCAGGATTGTTCAGCAAGCCCCGGCAAACCTGAGGTAAGGTTTGTACAGGTCACAGCGTAGCCCTTTGGCACGGATGTTATTATCTGGGTAACAGTCCCCTCGGGTACGGCCCATGAACCAGGAGAAGTTGCCAGGCTGTAGACAGGCTCGGTTTGACCACTCGCAGGAATCACGGTGTCACGAACAACAGCGTACTGATTGTTACCGTCTCCGACGGTAAATCCTTTCGGTATGCCGAATCCCGGTGGGCCAGAGAAAGTTACGTAAACCGATGTATTGGTTCCTTCCCCCTGTGTAACACCATAGGTATTGCCGAGCTGCATAAGCAAAGGGATATTAGCACCGTATGGCGTTACAGAATTTATGAGGTCAACCCTTGCCTGGTCGATTAGTGCGATAGCGCCTGTAGCTGTACTCGCGAGATCAGTAATCAAACCAGCCGGCAGGTTTGCCGTGTAATCCGGTACTTTTTGCGCGACCCTGCTGATAAGATTAGCGAGTAGTGTTTTTGGCGGTGTGGGCTGCGCCCCCGCTTCGGTCATGATTATGGGTAGATCAGACATAGACTCCCCTAAGGATATTTATGAAAAAAATACTTATTTGTTTTTTTGCACTTACCGTAATTTCAGGTTGCGTTAATAGAAGTAATCACATACAACCGAATGGTTACTATTCCAATGGCGCAAAATTCGCTTACTGCAAAAACCCAATTATTTTTAATAATCAATTCATTGATTTCATCAACAAAAAATACCTCAAGGAGAGAAAGTCAAAAATAGAATACATTACGAGCATTAAATCCAAAAATGGGGATGACTATTCAGTGCATGTGCCTATGCAATGCAGCGGTGAGTTCTTTATGACAGACAATCGGGTATTCGATTTTGATGTCTCCGTATCAATTACACAGCAAGGAACACCAAATATAGATGCAATAACAATTAGTGAGAATAAGGAGGCGTCCAATAACAACAAAGAGGAATTTTTAAACTCCTTCGGTTTGCCATCAATCAAATACTGTGAAGACCTGATGAAAAAAGCACGGATAGAATATGGTAAAGCCCCCCTGTGCGTTCCAGTTATAAAAAAAGGCCAAAATCTAACAAAATTCTCAGGTCTCGTAGGGTTAAGTGATGAAATAACTGGGAAAAATATTTATTACTTCATGACCATAACGCCTAACTCGATAGGCAATGAATATACCTATGACCCACGCGAGTTGTCTTCACTTATAAGCTTTATCAAATACCAAAATAAAGGCATATAATTAGACTGCTATTTTTTCTCGATAGTTAACCCCATTGCGAAACACTACATCAATGTTGTAAGTGGGGTTAGCTTCTCCATCTACTTTTGTGATAGTTAACGATGCAAAATATCCAGCAAACTGCTGTTGCGTCATGTTGACGTAATAATCCGGGTAAACCTGCTGGACAATCGACTGCTGCGCAGGAATACCGTACTGAGCGTAAAATGGCGACTCACCCAGACCAAGCTTTAACGTTTGGATCAGCGTGGTCAGCCACACGTAAGACGAATCTCCGTTTGCATCGGTTTCAACTGCCACCCACGTCTTATTGCCGTTCGCGTCTGTAACACGTCCCCACGTTCTCATTGTCCCCCCGCTTTAGGTTTTTCAGACTGAATAGTGCTGCCACCGCTCTGGACGTTTTTAACATCATGAGGGTGTTTCATTAGGCTGATGCCGCCTGCCGTTACGTCGTTAGTGACATTCAGAGGGCCGATAAATTTGGCTGTGGTATCAGACATCTCGCCAGCGTCCTGGACAATTGGGCCATTGAGATGAATCGTGCCCCCGCTCAGATAGATGTTTTTCGCCGTGAGATAAATGGCGTCAGCTTTTTCAGTTATTTTTCCTGGTTCAACCGTGATACTGCTGGCACCATCGGCAGTTTTCAGGATCGCCCCGTCAGGCCCGTATAACACGATTTTGTCCGGATCCTCTTTCGTCCACCCGTTATTCGAGAGCGGGACAAAAAATAATGGCACCAGAGAGAGTGTTAGCGCACGGCTTGCAATGCCGGTGCCGAGTCCAGAAATACCTCTCAGCGATACGTCAGCGGCAACGGTAACCCCTTTGTCGCCGATTTGAACCGGGTAGCGTATGTATTCGAATGTCGCTATCGGGATCGTCACCTGAGGGTACTGTGTACCGTCAGGCAGCATGTCGAACTGTACCGTGACGATCTGCCCGTCGACACCGACCACATGGCAGGGCAGCGACCGTCCCTCTATCGCGGCACGGTCTTCATTGGCCGTATGAATGGTGTTATTTAGGGCTTTCAGTAGTGGGAATTTTTGTGCATTGCTCATGTTGTGTTTCTCGCCAGAGCGACGGCCTCGTAGATGGTCACCCAAGAATTTGAATTATCCGGGTTCAAATATTCACCCACATGACGCACCGAAGTTATGAGAAATGCGCCTGTGAAATTGACCTGCGTTCTCAGCGATGAATAAGAACGCTCAGAATTTACGGCCAGCAACGCACCTGGCCCGGAAATGATATTTTGAGGCAACTCAACCATATCCCCGCACCGCAAATCAGCTCTTAGCGGGCATTTGAAGGAAACGCTTACAGGACCGATCCATGTGGGCTGCCCTATCAATTCCTGCGGAAGTATCTGAATCCCACCGGCATCACCAAGCGTGTTGTCGAATACCCTGATGGTCCGGTTCTGCATAACCATTTGCACCCCGGTATAATCGTCCCGGTTTATCATAGAGAACGACTGGCTACGTATCGTTGCTGCTAACTGCGTAAGACGGTTGTAAACGCCCACGCCATCTTCAGGGAAAACTAACGAATCACTAATTGATATTTCAAGAGTGAAATCTGGGTAGGCTATTGCCAGTGCACGGGAAAGAACATCGCTTAATTTCTCCCCTTTCTTACCGTCTATGGTGATACTGGCCGCCTGCCCTTTATCGTTTAGTAATGGACTCGGATTAACAATGAAGTTTAAAGACTGATGCGTTCCAATCCAGTTTGCATAGGGATTGTAGATCTGACCACTTAAAATGAGTCCGGCCTGATTCTGGTTTGCCAACGGTAGCCCTGCTGTAAACCCTGCGGTAAGGTTTATTTGACATCCTGCAAGTTGAGCACTCTCTCTCAGCATCGTTACGGGAATACCGTATATCGCAATGTTTGTGCCGCTCATTACCACGTCATAGCCTGTAATGAGCGCATCAAACTGGATCTGAAGCGCTGAACCAGGCGAAAGAGAGCTATCAAACGGACCTATGGGATTACCGGCTGCATCCAGAGGGGTGTTCCCATCTTTGTCGGTAATCTCCAGACGGTAATATTTCATCAGGTAGCCTCGAACTGGTTGGTGCTGACGCGATAGACAAGCGATCCCGGTGCGAACGGCAGCGCCAGATTGATATCGAATCCATCTGGTGAGCCGACCAAGGGCACGTAGGAGACAATCCTCCCCTGCCCGTCGGTGAGCCTGACGTAATACCGGTTGGCATAGAGGTTATAAGGCACTGTCGCGAATAACTTAGCGCCGCCGACGGTCGCCTGAAACGAAAATGGCGTTTTCCCGTCGGGATTAAAGGCAATCATGGTTGTCATTGAGTGGCCTAGAATTTTGGAATTGCAGGTATTAGGTCGCCGTTACCGCTCCAGGACAACGTTGAAGATGGAGTGGTTGGCGGCATGCCAGATTCAAATTTACTCATCAGGTTCCCAAGCGCAGCATCGACCTGGGAGATCGATAGCAACGGCTGTTCAAATTCCAGTTGCCAGGTATGCTGCACCTGCTTGTTCTGCTCTGAGAAGCCAGACACGTCGACCATCGTTCGCAACAGGCAGCCCGTGTAAATGAATGCAGGCGTCATTACCACATAGTAACCGCCGCTCTGATTGTGCTGATCAAGCGCCAGCTTCAGCGCGGTAAACGTGATGCCTTTCGCCGCATACCCCCCTCCTTTCGTTGATGCCGGACGGATCATTTGCATCACTACCCGGTTAGAACGGTTAACCACGGAGTTGGCCGCCGTCACCATATTGAAGAAATTCAGGCTTCCTACATCCTGCTGAATAAGTGTCGTACCGGCCATTGGTGAGAACGCTGCCGACTGACCCGAAATCTCACCATGCAGTAGCCCATCAACAATACTCACCCCTTCTGTCAATACAGCGATCGGCATTGTGCCGCCCGGTATGGAAGCTGCGATGCCATCAACAAGCAAAATGGGGGAAATTTCAAAGGCCAGTTTGAACGCCTGACCAAAATAATTTAATGCCATTGGTTACCTCGGTGTAACGTAGATCCCCTTCACCTGCGCGGAAATATCAGAACCTGGTACCTGCGCGATCTGGAGATCGATGGTCGCCCGGTCATTTTTTCCGCCCTTGGCCAGTGTGCTGCTGGCAGTTTCCAGCTTCTGCCTGATCCCCGGATGTTGCTCCAGCCCGCCCTGTACCTGCGGCAGGATTTTCAGAAGATAATCCACGGTTTCCTTTTTCAGGCTCAGGTTTCCATCTGACGTTACAGCAGCATTACCGCCATTGTACTGGGCCAGAGATTTGGCAATATCACCGCCATATCGTTTGAGGTTGTCCTGGAAATACTGTGCGGCTGCACTGGCTGATTTTTCCGGGTCATATCGATCCTGAGCGGTCAGCCCATAGCGGTTCGCCGTATCAGGAATAAATTGGAAGAGTCCCGCAGCGCCGGATGAATTGAAGGCTTTCGGATTCCATGATGATTCAGTCTCAGCCACTGCTGGCAGCAATCCTCCCGGCAGCCCAGCCTCATCATTCTTCGCTGAGACGGTCTTAAACAACTCCTCCTTCCGACCATTCCATCCACCGTATTTCCACCGTTCCTGAATCTCATCAATGGTGACATTTCCACCAGATAGAATCCCAACTACTGTGTTTCCCACAGCTTTAAGGAAACCAGTGCCGGATGCGTTTTCCTCGGCGGCCTGCTTTTCTGTCTGGCCTTTTTTAGCGAGTTCCTCCTTCGTGCGGGTGACGTCAAAGCTGCTTTGGCTTCGGGCCTCATCTACCGAAGTGGGTGCCTTTATTCCGTAGCCGGCCAGCCAGTCGATAGCGGAACCTATAGCCTGCGCGATACGTTTAACTGCCTTAGAGAAACTATCCAGATCCCGCTGAAAGTCATCACTGCCTAACCAGTTCCCTAACTTTTCCAGGCCGTTAGCCAGCGTGTCGAAAAGTGCCTGCCCGTTGCGACCATTGAGAAATTTTTCAATACTGGCAGTCAGATTGTCAGAGATACGGCTGATGGGGCCATTGAGTCGCGCCAGCGTCTTCAGGAAGGTGTTGCCGATCCGACTGGCGTTATCCAGAAACCTTGCCGAAAGATCCTGATAGCTTTGTTGTGTACCGCTGCCTAAATCACGATCCAGCCGTTGGGACTGCTCTGCGAACTGTTTATTAAGCTGCGGCAACCTGTCGCTGTTTGCCAGCACCTGATTAGCGGTCGCAACGTCAATAACTCCGTCCAGGCCATACCCTTTCAGCACAGCCTGAGATACCCCTGTGTCCTTGTACTGCTTTAGAAGGCTTGAAACACCTTCCAGCAGTTTCGGCAGGTTCGCCGCAGCACCGTCCTGAGGATTAATACCGAGGCTCATCAGCCCGGCATACTGAGGATTGGTCGGATCGTTTTGTGCTGCCGCCAGTGCCTGAAGTATGTTGCCGGTGTTGGAAAAACGGCTTCCATACACATTGTTCGCAGCCTGCATTTCCCCGGTCGAAACGCCAAGCCCCTGAGAAGATTTGTACTGTTCTGTCGCGCGGTGGGCCATAAAGCCATAACCGAATAGCCCTCCTCCACCAATCGCGGCGAGGCGAGCCCCCCAGCTTACTGTAGTGGTAAACAGCCCCTTCAGGGTCGATGTGGTTACGCCGAGAGTTTTATTAATCAGGCCAAAAGTCTTTAGGGTTGCTTTCGCATCCTTATTCAGGTTTTTGAGGAATTTATCAAATTCACTATCCTCACCCTTTTTATTTGAGTCCCCACCAGTCCCCGGTTGGGGCGGAGTGATCACAGGAAAATCTGGAGAGGAAGTTGTTGGCGCTGTCTGTGGTACCGGAAAACCACCCGGGCCTACTGAAAAGGCGGCTTTAAATTTCTCCGAAATTTCGTTGAGCGCGGTAATTTTCGACTCATCGATATCGAGAGTCAGGACGGGTAATTGATCACCTGCCATTAAAAGATCCCTCGATGCGTTTTGAACTTCAGCAGCTCACGAAACTGAGCTGCTGTTTTCAGGTTTAACCCGGTATCGAGCCAGATTTCAGAGAATCCTGCGGCTGCTGTGTAGTCGAGGATGCTGCTGATAATGTGCTCTCCGTCTCGCCAGAACTGTCGGCTGGCTTCAATGTCGGCAATGAACGCATCCAGTCCGTAAGACTCAAGGACGTAGTTTGACTGTTCCACATTCCATTGACTTCTTTCATCAGCCCCTGAGCCTGAGCGGGTTTGTTTATCGACGAGACGCATGTAAAAAAAACGAGTTCGCCAATAACTTCATCGAGTTCTACAATTTCGCGCTCCAGAGCGACCTCAAGAGGCTTGGTGTCCCATCCCTTTCCTTCCACGGGGTAGACCAAGTTAGAAAGACGGATGATTTCGTTCACCAAGGTATTACGAACTCCAGTGGCACCGTCCCAGATTTCATCCTTTTTGCAGATATGCTCAAGCATGAGGTAAGCGACTCTCGGCCCGGCAACAACGCCGAGACCTTCGGAAAAAATGGCGGAGAAAGTTTTGCTTAGAACGAAGAAATGCTCCCGGTAAACCTCTTTTGAAATCGGCGCGGAATGGATATAGGCCGTTCCGATCTCGGTCTCCACAGGAATAATAAGGTGCATATTTCGAGAGATTTTCATCAGATATCCCACATTTCCGAGTTGATGTAATAAGTCCCTGTGATGGTGATGGCCACACCAGGATCACCACCAGCGAAGGTCATGTCCTGGACATTCGTGATTGCCGTATTCATCAGTTCAAAATCACCGAAAACGGTACTGTCGCTATAGACCTTCGCATTACCGATTGCCGCATTCAGCTCCCACTGTGCTTTGTATTGTTTCGAAAGTGCCTGGCTGCGAAGAAGGTGCACCCTTGCCTGCATAATCATATAAGGTTGGGGTGACTGCACTGCGCCGGTCATGGCTGGCAGAAAATCAGTCATGTTGCCCTGGAAGGATAATTCCACCCCTTCCTTAGCAAGATAGGATGCCGAAACGTTCAGGCCAGGATAGTCGTTGAACTTAACGCTGGCACGTACGCGGTTTAATACGCCCGGATTGATCATTGGATTTGGCACAGTTCAACTCCTTAAGAAAGCTGCATGGTCACGTTAATGTTGAAGACGATTTCCACGAACCCGCGCATTGGCGTGTAAGTGGCAGACAGTCCGGCGTAGCGGCCAATTCCATAATCGTTCGGGTTGTTTTTGACGTAGGTTTTGAACGGTACCGCGTTGACCGGGGTTTGCCCGTTCACCAGGCCATAAGAAACACCAGTGTTGAAGACGCCCTGCGCTACCTGTTGCAAACGATCAATACCGTCCTGGTTGTAATACAGCGGATTGATGGGGTTATTGCTGCCATTGATGACTGCATTCGCCAGCATCATATCGACATTGATCTGCACCCAGTCCACGCTGTACCAGTAGGTCATATCGTTACCGTCGCTGGTGACGCCCTTCACCAGCATGGTGTTCGCAATACCGCCCTCCGCGCCCGTGTCAACGTAGTTGATGTTTTGCTTCACCATCGTGGTCAGAATGCTGGCTTTCGCCTTATTTGCATTCACGGCCTGAAGGTAGCGGAATGCCATGGGAGGCACTTTGTTTATCTCTGACGGTGACGGAGAAACAAAATTCCACATTGCAGCAGCGGCCGCATTTGTCACCGGATAGGTATCATCGGCCATCGCAATAATGGATTTGATACCTGCGTATGGCGTCACGTAATTGGTATCATCCGGCGTGTCTTCCAGTGCGAAGAAGTACTGCATCGACTCGTTGGAGGTATACAGCTTCGCCAGGGTGATAAAATCGTCGTTAGCTTTCCATGCCTCCGGTACCAGATAGGCATAAAAACGTTTAACTGGCTCCTGCATGTACGTTTTAAGCGCTGCTACTTCGTCTTTTGTAAGGTCATCCTGATACCCAAGCTCAAGGAGATATGTACCCACAGAACTACCCTGAGCAAAGAATGTTTCGACAGCGGTAACAAGCGCATCGCTCCCGTTGATGGAAAACTGGCCTAACGTAGTTGGAGAACCATCAAGGGAAGAATCTCTGAGCGTCCAGGTCAGCGTTTTGCTATCGATGACTGTTGCCAGATACGTACCGTTCCAGGCTTTTGGTGAACAATTCTGGACGGTGATCTCCAGTTCACTCCCCGGGTCACGTGTAAGAGAGACATCGGCCGGCAGAGCCAGAGTAATGTCGGTTCCGAACGACTGAGCCTCGGCTTCCAGCGAACTGATGGGATAATTCACCAGATCGGTAATATCCGACGGCTGCGTTAATAATACAGGCTTACCGGGTTCCTGAAGCGTCGCGCCGAACGAAAGGACGGCGGACGTTTGCTGTAAATTTGACGGAATTGCGCCAATCGTCTGCGAGACGTTAACTGTTACGATGTTGAAGCTCATTATCTGACCTCGTAGTTAAAAATGACTTCTTTGATAAGCTGATGCGAAATGTCCCGCGTCGTGGCCTGGTAATAATTCACGTCGAAATCCACGATTTTCTTTTTCGCCAGCGCGTTTATTTCCACCTGGTTTGATTTCGCGTCGCTGACGATCGGCACGTTAGTTATGCCAAACTCCTCGTCATCGAGCGCCTTGTTCACCACATAGTCAACGAAGTCCAGTGCCATCTGGTTGCTGAAACCGTAGAGCGTCACGCGGACCGAATCCTGCGCAAACTGGTAACGAGCATTGCCCCGCACGGCGGCTGCCATTTGCAGCGGTACCGTATTTCGAACGTCGGCGGCGATGTATGGCGGCTTCAGGTTTGAGGGAACCAGGAAGGACGGGTAAACCGTGGCGAACTGTTTCAGCGCAAGCCAGATGGGGGTGCTGTTCGATATAACCTGTTCGTCACTGATGTCGTCCGGGCTGTCGATGATCTGCGAACGCATAGTCGGGAGGATTGCCATACCGCGATAATGGAATATGCCCGATTGCGTGTACCGGCTCTCCATCCGGGAAAAGGCAAACTGTGTCCCTTCGTATTCACCAAGATAAATGGCGTTAGGATCTTCAATGTTGAAATCGTCGGCCTTTGCAATTGGCGTGAAGATGATGTTATTCACGTCACGGGAAGACGTTGCCGATTGCTCAGTGACGACCTGCCTGTGCAGGCTACCCTTTATCGTAGTGACTAGCGGGTTAGCAATACCCATACGCTCCAGCTCGTCGGGTGTGATAATTTCGGCATTAACCCAGTACACAAAACCATCGAGCGGGAGAACTTGTCGCACGTAGAGGCGAAAGGTGATCTCCTGCCCGGATGAAATGGTTTCGACTGCTGACTGGAGAACGCTTGAGAGTTGCGTGCCGGTACTCTCGGCAATTTCATCAAGACTCGGCATCGTTACCTATCCATGCAACAAAAGATGATTTAAACAGGCCTCCATCGATAAACGATGGTCGCCGTTCACCGCGTTCAATCTTCAGACGTGAGTTTTTACCTTCCAGCGCAGCCAGTGTCGGAACACCGTCAACGGATAACCCGGCCATTTCTTCCTGTTCGAGAAAAATATTGAACTGCTGCATGGTTTCCCCGAGCAATTCCCCCTGAGTTAAAGGCGCTCCATGCTGAATGTGATTGATAAGAGACCAGGCCAAAGCCTCGCCCACCTCCGCGCAAATCTCTTTTTTGTGAGTTTCGAAGAAATGGGTAAAAAGCTGGTATCGGTCCTGTAGATCCTCGGCAACTTCGTGTGTGGTGGCAGACGTATCGCCATAGTCATACGGCATATCAACGACACCCAAACAGACTTTCACGGCGTATACCCCCATACCGGCCCAAGTTCCATCAGTACCGCAATAACCTGGCGACCATACGGGTCCTGCATCAGCATCAGATCAGCCAGCGTCAGATTACTGAGCGCGTCACTGATTGCCATTGAACCCGATGTTCCCTGGTCAGCAGCAGAATTAACCAACCCGTACACGGGGGTATTCAGGCCAAGTTTTTTACGCTGTTCTATGAAGAAATCACCTGGACCATATCGCAACAAAAGCGAACCACCAGCGTTATAAACGGTGTTCGTGTAGATAATGGGCAGGCACTCCAGCCCCAGATTTTTCGGGATGAGTTCAAGTGCTGAGCAGTAACAGCATTTCAGTGTGGGATCATCATCGGAAATTGCTGTTTCAGGAACGCCCATCACGCCACGAACAAAGCGGATAAATCCGTCAAACGTCGGGCGCGTGGTCATCATTTTTGTACCTTCACCGTTTTATTCAGTTTCGGCGGGTTGGCCTGTTCAGCGTTGACGGCTTCACCGGTGATTTCTACGACTACTTCACCCGGTTTAGGCGTTTCACCGCTCTGCATGACAGCCTTATCAACGGCATTACTCATAGACACGGCGTTTGCTTCGAGAATGGACTGAGACAGATCATCGAGATTTTCGGTTTTTTGCTCCGCATTCTCTTCGATACGTCCAACGGTCACCGGTTTATCGATGGAATAGCAAATGCCGGAAAAAGTTTTGTCCACTTTGTCACAACGCTGGAAGCCATATGGCTCATGCTGCTTGATAATGTGGTGAATAACGTCCGACTGGTTATCGATCATGTGCTGGCCACCAGCGGGGATCGTCACGCCGAAAGACTGTGATTTTTCAGGCAGTTTATAGTTGAACGTATGAGCCTGACGGGAGCAGTTAGCGATAAAAAGTTTCATGAATTTTCCTCAAAAAAATGGGGAGTTTTATCTCCCCAAATCCACCAGTTAAAACAACGAGGGTGTTACGCGTATTTAGCAGAAAGCAGCGTCACGCCTTCGGAACGGAAGTTCCAGCCAGGAGTGGCACGCATGGTGTACAGTGTTGTAATGCCGCCATCAGGCATCGGTGACGGAATTTCAGTCGGCGCCGCAACGTCACAGAACATCACGTTCACGGCTTTCTGATTCGGCATCAGTGTCGAGAAAATGTTGGTATTGAGTTCCTGACGAGCCTCAGGCACAACCAGTTCTGGGTTGGTCACGATAATGAGATCGGTACCGCCCGCCCCCTTGCCGATCAGCGTGTCGTCCTGGCAGAAGATCACATCATCTCCGCTGGCACCATTGGCGATGTTTTTAATCATCGTGCCGACCGTTTCAGTACCGCCACCGGGACGCTGGTAACTAGTCAGTTCAACGACGCCCGTCCATTCAAGTGCCTTCATGAATCGCTGAGGGCATAGAACAACGGTCGTCAGCGCCTGGCCAAGCAACATCATGCGGCTTTTCTGATCGGCAATAAGACCGAGCACAAATTTCGCCATTTCACCGGAATCCCAGGTGGTGTACGAATCGTTGCCCTGGCTGTCGCTGCCGAGGTTTACCGTGGTGGCATTTGGTGAGTTGGCGATCCCTTCGTTGTTGGACGCCTTCACACCGTAAATAAGCATGTTACGAAGCTGCTGCGCGTGGCCCTGACGGTTTGCCAGTTGCAGACCACTGTTAAGCGAATACCCCCAACGACTCGCAGCATCAATATCGAGATAGCTGTACTGGGAGCGAGTCGAAATGCGGTAAGTCATCATCTGGTCATAGCTCGGAACGATGCTCGCAGAAGGTAACTGGCCCGGCAGTGACTGACCGACATGCGCCTGAGTCGTTGCACGAAGATATTTCTGGTAAACAACCAGATCGCTTGACCCGATACGGGCGGATGGTGCGCCGCCCGGGAGGATTTCGAATGCGCCGGAGGCCATGCTGTACTGCATGACAATTTCCGGCTGCATCATGGAAGGCGATACCGTGGTAATCGCTGGTGCGAATGCGCTCATTAATAACTCCTTAAATCAAGAACAGGCCGCAAGGCTTGCTGTTTTCCCAGACCACGTTGCCGCTGGCTTCTTTTTTCACCGTAAGGTTGCCCTGTTGGGAAACCATCAACAGGCTGATGTTCACTTTCGGGTTAGACGACGAGCTGCTGGAATACACGTCCACGCAGTTTTCTGTCATATCCCAGACAAAACCATCAGCCCCGACCGGATCATCACCAGTGGCAAGTGCCGCGACCGCTGCGCTGATCGGCAATGGAATACGCGCACCTGAACCGACGCGATAGTAGTGAACCGAGCCGCCAGCCAGATAAAGCGGTACCGGATTGCTTGCAGTCGTGATGCCGTGATACGCCTGGTTGAACACGGTGAAAGCATTACAGACCGAAGCCGTGGCTTTTTTGATGGTTGAGCCGCTTACATTTTCAGCGACAGTGGAAACGCACTCAACCACACCAATGCCGCCCCAGACGGGCGCATCAAGGTTTTTATCCAGAGTGCCGGAGCAAAGTTGCAGGCGGATCGCAGGGTCGTCCTGCGCGTCACCCTGAGTCAGGCCACGCGACTCGACGTTAAAGCTGCCAGCGAATGAACCCTGTGTTTTGAACGGGTCGAAATTAATATCAGCCATGGTTGTTTATGCTCCCTGGAGTGTTGATTTTGACGAGGCGACGCCCCGGAGTTTTAAATGCCGCTACTCGTTTAAGCAGCAAGCCTGCTACGGTCGGCTGCAATTTTTTTCTGTTCGTCGATTATTTCCAGAACTTCGGCAAGTGCCAGCCCATCCAGGGTGATCACTCCATCGTCGCTGATTTTCGCCAGCGCCAATAACTCAACAGCCCGGCGAGCCTTTTTCACGCTAATCTCGGGCGCGATGATGCTGCGGGTAACTTTTTTCTTTCCTGCTGCTGCGGCAATCGCTTTATCCTGCTCCAGCACTTCACCCGCTTTTTCTCCGTGTTCTTTCACACGGTCAACCGCCACATCCACGGAAACAGCCCCAGCTTTCACGCTCTGCTGAACATCATGGTTCGCCATTGCCAGTGTTAAGAGCTTTTCAATGGTCCCCACTGATTTATGCACTTTCTGGGCGATTTCCTGCTTAGTCAGATTGAATGCAGCAAGTTCTTTGACCACAGCGGCCTGTTCAATAGCTGTTAGCGGAAGCTGGTTGTTTGAGGTCATAATCCGCGCAACACGATCTACATCGTTTCCTTCGAACGGAACTATATTGATGAACTCAACTGGCTTTCCCGCATCTCGGCAACGCACGTAACAACGGTGACGGCGGTGGCCTTCGACAATCCATACGCCGCCATCTTCACGGGGGATAACTTCCAGTGCCGGCACTCGCCCGCCAGCTGATAGGAATTCGAACAGCTCATCATCAGCCTGGCGTGTACGGTTATCATCTTCGCGCTTGTTGAATCCCTCTTTGACGTGAATATCTTTCAGACGGATAAACATGCCGGAATGCAGGCGCTTGATTACGCCCGAGGTGGTCATCTTTTTAAACGAATTAGCCATCGGTTTATTTTTCCTCATTTTATTTCACTAAACGCAGGTGAGTTACTTTGTTGCGGTAGCTCTCCCATGCGAAATTGACCCACATGCCTTTGTCCATCTTCAGGCGGTCCACGACGCGCTCGCCCAGCGTGGCGGCCAGCTCGTCATAATTCAGGTTGGTCAGCACGCCAATGGGCTTCATTGCGGCAAGGCGGCGATCCACAATCTGATTCAGCAATACTTTTTCGTGCTGCGAGCCTTTCTGGATTCCTACTTCGTCCAGCACCAGCAAATCAACACGGCTCAGATCATCGAGAAGCGCAGCTTCGGATTTGCCGCCGTCATAGCACTCCCGAACGCGAAGCATTAGATCGGAGACAGTTACCACCAGTACAGTGCGGTCCTGATTCAACAGATAATTTCCTATGGCGGCAGCCAAATGATTCTTCCCGGTACCAGGGTTACCGCTGAATACAAAACTGGTAAAACCGATACCGAAATTCATGGCGTAGCTCTTCGCCATACTGAGCGCGTGGCGTTGGCCATCGCATTTCACTTCATAATTTTTAAATGTGCAGTTACGGTGCAAATTCTGGATGCCGGACCGCCCGAGAATTTTTTCTGCCCGAACTTTCTGATTGAGACGGTCAACCTCAGCAGCCCTTTTTCGCCCCTCCTCTTCCTGCCAACGTCGCCATTCTTCAGCGTTGGAAAACTTCGGCTGCACACCCGCTGGGATAAGTTTTTTAAGACGCTCCAGTGCGCCGCCTGCCGAAATATTTTTCATGATCACCCCGTAAAGCCGTCAGGAATTACACTGTCAGGCTGTGAGATTCCGTTGATGTCTCGCCCACCCTGTCCAGTGCTCGGGATAGCCCACGTTTCCTCGTAGTGCAGTGATTTGCCGAAGAACGTAGCGGCCTGTTTTACGTATTCAGTGTTCAGTCTGCCTGTAGCTTTGATGTAAACCGCATATCTCAGTACACCGTCGAGTAGCGTCTGAGGATTCACACCAGATTTAACTCGCGCATTCCAGGCCTTGAACGCATCAGCTTTGCTGTTACCACCAGCTCGTTTCGGATAGGCAGACCAGACTTCTTCAAACTCAGGCGGATATTTATTTTTCTCTGCTGGTGCAGATTTTTTAACCGGAGGAATTTCATCTGGGGGTGTGGCAGCGCCATGCCCCAATTTATATTCTTTTTGTTCCTGATCTTGTTCCTGATCCTGATCTTGGCTTGGAAGCCCCCTAGAAGCCCCTTCACCCCCCCTTTCTTCACCACGCTTTAATGTCATGTGAAAATCAGCCTGGTAACGTTCGAAAAAACCAGACAGGAAGGGGTTATCAGGCAATGATGCATATTCATTGCGGACACCTGCGCAACGGTTATCACCAGGCTTTAAGGATCGTCCGACCTGATAACCGGCCATTTCATGCACCCATACCATCTCGGAGTGCTCGTCATAGCTGCAAAACCCCGCTTTGATGGCCCTATCAAGCCCCTTCGATGCCCCTTCCAAGCCCAATCCAGTTTCATGAGCCAGGTACAACACCGGCAGGTAATACAGGCCAAGCATGTTCGCGTGTGGAGAGGTCATAAGATAGAACGCAACAACTTGCGCCTCGGCTCCCGCGCGTCTCAACTCCCTACCTGTTTTCCCCAACCAAAATTGAGGTGATACGGTTGCGTAATCACGCATAGCTTCCCCGATATACTTCTCGCGCATCAGCACGACAAAGCGGTTCGATGACCGACTTAATCGCCATAAACGCAGATATAGCTTCATTAATTTCTTTCAATGCAACTGCTGGCGCGGCACGCAGATGAACAGCATTTACCGCCTCGATACTTTCTTTTGCTGCCACGGTAGCCAGCAATGCAGGATCCCGAGGCGACTCAATCCGGGCTCGTCGTTCGGCTGGTAATACTGACAAGGCAACAGGCTTTAGTTCGACTGCAAGCGATGCATAGCGTGGGCCATCAAATCCTCTGAAAATCCGTTTTACTCGCTGAACTGCATTTCGAAGCCCATCGCCGGTATCAACTGCCGGGAGGATGTCGCCACCACCTCCGGCGTGATATTCATCCGCTATGGCCATTCCTACCGCTTTCCAGCCATCTTCAAGCGCCCATGCTTCCAGTTCGGATGCAACAACTTCAATCGGAGGACTGATTTTCATGATTCAGTTCCTCTTCCGTCCCTCCGTTACCATGAGCTGCATACAAACCAGCATCATATTGCAGAGCACCATTCGTAAGCTCAGCGAGTTCCATGGCACGCAATTTGGGAATAATTTTCCCCCACCGGGTGACTGAAGGTCTGCTCACTTTCGCAGCCGCAGCCAGCTTACTTTTACTACCAAAGAAATTGATCGCATCTTCTTTGTACACTTTAAAAACTCCATTATGTTAGCCATAGCTAACAATATAGAAGTTAACACAAACAGAGTAAAGAAGAATTAGCATTAGCTAACTATGAAAAAGTTAACCATTGGCGAACGCATCCGGAACCGCCGGAAAGAAATGAAGTTTACTCAGCGCTCTTTAGCAAAGGCGCTGAAGATCTCCCATGTGTCGGTTTCTCAGTGGGAACGAGACGATAGTGAACCTACCGGGAAAAATCTTTTTGCCCTCACCAAGGTGCTTCAGTGCACTCCTACCTGGATACTTTTTGGTGATGAAGATCAATTGCCCTCTGAACCTACTGACGCCCCACCAGAACTTGATGATAAACAGCGAGAGCTGCTTGAGTTGTTTATTGCTATAACTGACTCTGAACAAGATGAACTGCTCAATGAACTCAGAGCACGTGTAGAAAACAACAAAATTCGCCTAGAAGAACTCCTTAAAGCCCGCCAACGCTCAAGTAAAAAATAATCTCTTAGCTAACAATGCGTTAGCTATTTTTTACGCCCTAATCGTTAGTTTTGACTAACATTCCTCTTGATCTAATCGTTAGCCTTGGCTAACTTAGTCACATCGAAACCACACAGTGATTTCTCAGATAACACGTTCCGCCAGCCTGGCGACAAGGGCAAACAAGGAAACTACAAATGACTAACGTAACCAAGATTGAAAACCTGATTGAGCAGTATGACGACGCAATGAGCGATAGGAACATCCCGCTGTGCAAACTGCTGAAATCGGAAATTGAGTTGCTGGTGGCACTTGACCAGGCCGAAGCACTGGAAATGAATGCCAAACGTTCAGGCAATTCTACTCTTTAAAATTTAGCCAGTTGTGCCGGAGGAGAACCGCAGCTCTCTCACAACGTTAACCTGACACCTGCCATGATTACCACGGCACATCTGGCTAACCATTAATTTATTCAGGAGAAAAGATATGGTTAAACAATATCAGGATGTGAAAGTTAGCGATCTGCAATGTATCTACGAAATTCAGGGCGATGAAATTGTTTGCGATGCAGACACGCAGCAGGCAACCATCGAGTCATTCACGTATGAATGGATCCTCGGAGATAACGTGAAATACGGATTTAACCTATGACAGGTCCTCTCTTCGCTCTGGTGCTGACCACTTATCTTACGACCGGAGAAGTTCAGGACAGCGTGGTTGATGTTTTCCCGACTTATTCCGAGTGTATGGAAGCGGCAGATCAGCAGAAAATTGAAGGCACTTGCTTCCCAGTTGAAAAAATAATTCATCAAGGAGAAGAAACGCCAGCGGGGTACTGATAATGGAAACAATTTTAATTATAGCTGGATTCATATTTATTATTCTGGCTATAGCCGCAATAAGTTTGGTTTCTTTCTTTATGGTTCAAGTTGATGTATGCGGTTCTGATTCCAGCCGCGATTTATAGTTGTTAGTTGCACTTTTTGAATATGCCGTTAATTCGGCAGGTAATTCCACAATCTTTTCCAGGAGCAGACATGAAAACTTTTAGCATCATCAATCTTCGTTTAACCGCCATCAATAACGAACTGGCTGTATTTAATTGTGAAGACACTATTACCGGTGTGATTCATACCGTCCCCTCGAAAACAACCGTGGTTCTTGATGGTGGCTACGTACTCGGACGTTACATATGTGTTCACAAGGCGGTGGACGAGCTTACTAACGTGCATATTCAGCTTCATGAAGCTGAAAAGGAGAGCGGGACATACGCTACTTATAAAAATGCGTTCAACTCAGGGTTCACTTCCTCACGTACTCATTAATTAACACGCCCCGTTAATGCGGGGCATTTATCCGCATAAGCATTGATGTAGTGCTTAATCGGATAAATGAGGAACCATAAATTGGATATTACTCTCGCATTCAAAAAACTATCGCTGACAAACGGTGATGTAGTCACGTTGAGCATTGCACCCAGCGCAATGCAAAAAATGATTATTGAGTTAATAGCTCAGGGATATCTGACAACTGAGGAATTGGCAACGTATGTAATAAGCCAATTAAAGATTTGCGATAAACGAAACCTTCAGTACGTGTTACCTGAAAACGTATTGAACAAATTGAATGAAACTTATCAAGCCGTAAATAACGGAGGTAAAAATGTCTAAATATATTGGCTGCTGGTTTGGCCTTGCCGAAGCCGCTGAAGAAAATGGCGAAATGCGAATCGCCCATGCTTTTGATGCAGTAAATGATAAACAGGCGAAAGCAAAAGCGGCGTTATTGTTCATGGAAGCCTTTCCCGACGCCGACGATTCTCAGTTCGAATTCCGTATGTATGCCGCAGCCGACGGTGTTCCCTGCCCTGCGGAAGAATGGGATGAAACCTTTTTATTCGATCACAAATGGGACGAGGAAGCAGGCCACCCTGTTGCTCCCACGCAGATCAAGCACGTCGCGTTCGACGAACTTCAGGAACCTGTGCGTATTGCCATCCTCACCAAATATCACACGACTGAAATTAATCACGATCAGTTGTCTCCGGCGATAGAACTACTTCAGGACGATGCAAGCACATTTGACGGTCATATTGTCGAAGCCATCACAAAGATGCCAGCGATCGCCTCCATGTACCCTGAACGCATTCTGGAAGCTATTCAGTATGTGCGTGTTAACTGCGCTCCGAATAAGAAATGGCCCGAGATTAAAGCGGTACTTTCTGGTTGGCTGAAAACACACGAAGAAGAACGCAAAGAAGGAGCTATCGACTCAATCGACCCTAGCTCTTCTGAAGCAACCGCTGCCGTTGTGCCACGTCCGTACAAACACACATTCGAAACGTTGGACGTTGAGATCGCTTCTGCTCTCTGGGCTGGCGATGTTGACCCGAACGCCCCGCAACCATCGATCACCCGTTGGGCTAACGGCATTATCAAAGATGATCGCGAAGACTTCAAACGCTGGTCAATTCAGCTTCGCACACAGCCCAATATTCTCAAATATGACCGCCCTACTATTTTCGGCGTGGTCCGTAACGTTCCGGCAGCCGACACATATCGTTTCCCGGAATCACATAAGCAGTACATCACCGGGTATCTAAAAACCCACGGCAAGATGGAGAACGAAGATGATGAAACCGAACAGAACACGGCGGCATCAACTGACCCACTGGCACATGAATCGTCAAAAACTACTACAGTGGCGCCGCAACACAATGATGATGTCTCAACAACGGGGACGGTGGAAACTGCGCCACCTGTAGAGCGTACTGGGCCTTTTTATTATCGCACAGTTGCAGGCGATAAAATTGGCCGTGCGAATAAGCTGCCGAAACTGCAAGAAGTGATCGCCCAAGGCTGTATTGAAATCTCGCAGGAAGAATACCAGGCACGCAGAACCGGAACGTACCAGGTACCACAGGACGTTAATGAAAAACCTGCTGCACAACCCGAAGTTAAGAAAATCGCTGATGGTGTTTTCTCTGTCGATAACCTGATGGCTGAGCAGCCAAAGGCCGCAGCTACAGAAGAGCCACCAACCCCCTCAAATGAAGTCGAAAAAGTGGAAGTGCCGGCAGCACAACCAGCGGAACACTCTTTCCAATCCATCGGTGCGGCACTTGAAAACGACCTCGCAGGGAAAGGCGACAACATGAAAATCTGGCGCAGCGTAATGCGTACAGACCCGCGCTATACGAAAGACCTTGCCGGAGCTGGGTTTGAAGGTACGAGCATCAACGCTGAGTACATGGTAATGCGAGCTACCGAGATTTTCGGGCCTATCGGAACCGGCTGGGGGTTTGAGGTTATGGAAGATCGAATGCTGCCCGGTGCGCCGATGAGCGAAGCCATCTATGAAGACAAAAAATTTGTAGGCAACCGCCTGTTGCGGGACGGCGACGGCACTCTCATTACCGAGAAAAACCACAGTATCAAAATTAAATTCTGGTACGCCATTGAAGGTGACATTCGCGGCGAAGTAGAAGCATATGGCGCAACAAAATACCTATACAAAACCAAAAACGGGATCACCTGCGACGGCGAAGCGCAAAAAAAATCTCTCACCGATGCCATTAAAAAAGCGCTTTCACTCCTGGGCTTCTCTGCTGATGTGTGGCTGGGGCTGTATGACCAGGCCGAATACAAGCAGGAAAACGCAACCGAGTTTGCCATCAAAAACGCCAGCGAAAAAGCAGAGGACGTTACCCGCCTGCGCAACGAACTGGACGAAAAACTTACCCGAGTAGCCAACACCATCGAGCACGCAGTCAGCACCAACGAAGCTAAAAAAGTGTTCGACACCCTGGCGCGTGAAGTTGAAGTGCATCGTAAAGCGGCCGAAGCCAAAGGGGACACCGAACACGCTAAATATCTGTCTGGCCGCCTCCGCAGACTTACCCAGATCAAAGATCAACGCATTAAGACATTAACCGAAAATCAGGAGCAATCAGCATGAGCCAGAACACTACCGCAATCGCCATCGCTGCCAATATGACCAAGTTAATGGCACTCGTTGAATCCGGTGAGTTTTCACAGGAAGACATTGCCGACACCCTCGAAGGGGAAGAACTGGCGCTGGGAGATAAATTCGACGGGATTATGACGCTGATCCGGAATCTGGAAGGACAGGCCAAAACAGTAGACGAAGAGGTGAAGCGACTCAGTGACCGCAAGAAGTCATTTGAGGGGCAGGCAAAAAACCTTAAAGCCTACGTTCTTAAATGCCTACAGGCAGCCGAACTTAAAACGTTTAAGACCGAACGCAACACCCTCACGGTTCGCAAAGGCTCGGTTTCGGTTGTGATCGATAACGTAGATCTGCTTCCAGACGAATTGGTTGATGTCGCTACCGTCGTCGCGCCGGACAAGAAAAAGATCAAAGAGGCCATTGAAGCTGGTGAGGACATTATAGGCGCTCACCTCGAAATCGGTGCTGAATCTTTGCAGGTGCGTTAACCCGGATGCGGCCAGCAGTGGCCGCCCACTGAGACAGAGATATGAGCGACGAATTCAACAGTCTTTTGTTCCCGCGGAGAACGGAACCCGATGACTTCAAAGACCACACCGAAGAAATCATCTGGCACATGCGGAACGGGTACCGGCGGCACCACGGAATAGTTGAGCAGCCTCCGGAAGTAAGAGCAGCGAGATTGAAGGCCAAAAGAAAATGAAAATTATCAAATTAGATCAGCTTTGTACTGTAGAACACCAGGGCAAATACGGTTGGGAAGCCAGCACTATAAACGAACCTATTTATATCGTGGCGGATCATATTGAATCTATGTATTACACAGGTAATACGAATCTTCGGATGATTTCTGGCGACACAATTAAAGTGAAAGAAAGCCCGGAAGAAATATTAAAACTACTCGGGGAAAATAAGGCGCAACTTCATGACTGAAATCAAAACACCAGCAAACCCGAGCAGGAAGGCAATGGCTCGCGTTAAAAATCCCCTCCCAGCGCCAACTCAATGCCGTTTCTGCCATTCAGAAGTACGTGTAGCAACACACCAGGAGGTTTACGGGCGCGATTATAGCGACTGGCCTTACATGTATTTATGCAGTAATTGCGATGCCTGTGTGGGGATGCATCCCTTCACCAATATACCGCTGGGAACTCTGGCAGACAGGGAGACACGCGAAGCCAGAAAGAATTGCAAAAAACCATTCGAAGCGCTTTGGCGCCGCGGGCAAATGAGCCGAACCGAGGCTTATACCTGGCTGGCCGCCGAACTAAATATACCAGTCGGTGAATGCCACTTCGGTTGGTTTGATATTTCTCAATGCGAAATGGCAAAAAGCATTTGTTTAAATACTCAGGGGCATTCTAAATGAATAATGAAATTTATGTCGTAAGTAAAGAACCTATAAGTACGCGATATATCCCAAGAGAATTAAAAGGCTGCGTCCCTCTTATTTCAAAACATGAGGTGATGAAACGCACAGCTAAAGGTTATCGGTTAAAAGTTAGCTATGCCAAAGAAAAAGGTTCGATGTATCTCGAAGAACATTATGACTTTTTCGATTCTTATGCTGACGCTCTGGAATACATCGCCTCAGAAGCTAATCGTATCGCAGGTGAATTAGAGGAAATGAAGCAGAAAGCAATTCGTCTTATGTGCGAAGCACACGATGAACTGAAAAAGGAGATTTCAGAATGACAAAAATAACCGCATTAACTGTTGAACGCGACGTAAATGGCTGCTGGACCCACCCCGAATACAACAAATTCTGTGATGGTCGTGACCACATTCCAAACTCAGAATTTAGCGACTGGATTAAAGCCAATGGCCTGGAATGGACTTTCGAGCTACGTGATGAATCGCTTGATTTTTTAGACGATGAATCTTACGACCCTGATTTTTCAGAATGGCAACCAGAACCGCCTGACGGCGAAGGCTGGTTCATAGGATCAATTCACGATACGGAAGATGGCCCGGTGTGCCTCTGGTTCCGAAGCATAGAAGGCGGTGCGTCATGAGTAAAAAACGTAAATGGAGCTTCGTTTCCGAAGGCGCTGAAAAAATGGAAGGTGGTCAATATAACAGTCCGCGTACGGGCGGCATCTTCATTGTGTGGTACGTAACTGGTGGCGATGGTGTGAAGTTTCGCCGCTGTCCATATACGCCTGGTGGCTGGAAGGTACAAAAAAATCGCACCTCATACGATGGTAAGCCCATTGAATATGTTGTGAAAAATGCTGATGACATTGCTGCTCTGGATGCATTTGTGGGCGTTGCACCATATGCAGGGTATGGGGTGAGAACATGAGCAGATGGGTACGAGCAGAAATCATAATCATCCGCCAGTGTGCCGGAACCATGACCGTAGAAAACATCGGGCGTCTGATTGGCAGAACAGGCGCGGCGGTAAGAACAAAAGCACGTGAGTTGCGTATCAAAATGTACTTACGTGGCGATTACCACCAGTCAGCTAAATATCGCCAAGCCGATATCGAGCTTGCGCGTCAGTTGCACTGTGAAGGTGTAAGCCGCCGTGATATCGCGGAAAAAATGGAAATGCCGATCGGCGTTGTTAACCAGTACGTTTATTTAGAACGGAGAATTTCAGCATGAGAAATCTGTTACTTCTCAAATGCACCAAAGACACTGAAGGCTGGTGGACTGAGGGAGAAATTTATCCAGCCCGTATCGTTGCTGGTGGTTTCGTACTGGTCGGTGATGATGAAGAGTTGGACGGAGAGGGATGGAGCGCTGCGCCAATGGAATACCGTGACGATGGCCCAGTGCTTTATAAGGTCGGCGGGGTTGATGGTGAAGTTTTGTTTGAGGAGGCCGCCCAATGAGCAACATCGATAAACAGGCATTACGTGAAGAGTTATCGAATCCGGCAATCGGTAGCAATGCCCACCTACGAGAGTTAGCGCTGGCGCTGCTGGATGAACTGGGAGCCGGTGAACAGCAGATCAAAACGCTAGAGAGCCGGAACCGCCGCCTGGATGGAATTATTGCCGCAGCAGAGAGGCGCATTGCAGAGCTTCAAGAGCACCGTAAAGCTGATAGCGTCGAGGTCATTTATCAGTGTGAATTCTGCCACCATGACAGTAACGGTGATCTGCAATGGCACTGGGAAGATGTGAACAAGGAGTTTTATGACCAGTATGACGTTGGTCGCCGCGGTAAACGCCGAGTTCTCTACACCGCCCCGCCTGCGCCGGTATTAACGGCAGATATAAGTGGAATTATTGAGCGTTTCCAGCATCAGGCAGACCATTTAAGTGACTGGCACCACATCGACGAGCATTCCTGCAAGGTTAACAGGCGCGACCTAATGACAGCGCTGGAATTTATGAACTTCTGCCGCACCGAAATCCTTAGCACAGATCGTAAGTGATTTTTGATAATCAGTTTTAAAGCCCGGTCAGCGCTAAATTGCTGACCGGCTGTATGAGGTATGAATATGGCCAGAATGGTGAGCTTAGAGGAATGGGCTAAAGAAGAGTTTGGAAGTTTAGCCCCCAGCCTTCGCACATTAAAAAAATATGCCAAGGGCCACATGATGGCACCACCAGCCAGAAAAGTTGGCAGAGAGTGGATGATTGATCGGGAGTCCCGGTTTATTGGCATTTTAGCTGAGCCCAAAATTTCGAAAACCGCCAACCCGAAGCTGAGAAGGATTATTGAAGATGGCTGCCAGACCACGAACCCATAAAATCACTATCCCTAATCTTTACTCGAAGCTGGATAAGCGTACGGGCCGAGTGTACTGGCAATACAAACACCCATTAACGGGTAAGTTTCACAGCCTAGGCACAGATGCCGATGAAGCCAAACAGGTTGCCAGTGAAGCCAATGACATCATCGCCGAACAGCGCACCCGGCAGATCCTGAGCGTTAATGAAAAGATTGCCCGTATGCGGGAGTCGAGAGAATTTATCACCGTTACAACCTGGCTTGATCGCTACCTTACTATTCAACAGGAACGGCTTGACACAGGAGATATTAAATTGAACTCCGTTAAACAAAAGAAAAAACCTGTTGAGTTGCTGCGCCAGCACGCCGGGATGATGTACCTGAAGGACATTACTACACTGGAAATCGCGGAGGTCGTGGATGCAGTAAAAGCCCAGGGGTACAACCGTATGGCGCAGGTTGTGCGGACAACACTGATTGACGTGTTCAAGGAAGCCCAGCACGCCGGGCATGTTCCCCCTGGCTACAACCCTGCGCAAGCCACACGTCAGCCGCGTAACAAGGTAATACGCGAACGCCTTTCCCTTGAAGAGTGGAAAGCGATTTACGCCGCGGCTGAACATCATCCGCCTTACCTTCAGTGCGCCATGCTTCTGGCCGTCGTTACCGGACAGCGCATCGGGGACATTTCCCGGATGAAGTTCTCCGACATCTGGGATGACATGCTCCACGTTGAGCATGAAAAGACTGGAGCTAAAGTAGCATTGCCGCTGTCTCTGCGCTGTGAGGCGCTGGATATTTCCCTGCGCGAGGTGGTTGCTAAATGCCGTGATGCTGTAGTCAGTAAATACCTTGTACATTTCCGACACAGCACATCACAGGCAACGAGGGGCGATAAAGTTTCAGCCAGTTCTATAACCACCACGTTCAAAAAGGCCAGAAACCGCTCCGGGCTTTCATGGCCTGAAGGAAAGGCCCCTACATTTCACGAACAACGTTCGCTATCTGAAAGGTTGTATGAGGCTCAGGGTATCGATACGCAAAAATTACTCGGACACAAATCGCCTCAACAGACGGCAAAATATCACGATGACCGGGGGAAAGATTGGACGGTCGTAGCCGTTTGA